GTGTTAAAGTAGAATATGTAGACCCTGTTAATTTAGTTTGGTCTTATACTGAATCACCTTATTTTGACGATTTATATTACGTAGGAGAAGTAAAGAGTGTACATATTAATGAAGTTAAAAAAGAATTTCCTAATTTAACAGACGAAGAATTAAAACAAATATCTAGCCAATCCTATAGTGGTAATGGTTTTTATAATCAAACATCCAGAAATACAGATGAGCAAGATTCTAATACGGTACAATTATTGTATTTTAACTATGTTACCTACACTAACGAAGTTTATAAAGTAAAAGATACAGCAACAGGTGCATCAAAGTTAATTCCAAAAGATGATGAATTTAATCCTCCTCAAGAATTATATGATGAGTACGGTATCGAAAAATTATCAAGATCTTTACAGGTATTATATGAAGGTGTAAAAGTTTTAGGCGGACAAATGCTTAAGTGGGAATTAGCTTCTAATATGATTAGACCTAAGAGTGATCTTACTAAAGTTAAATTAAATTATAGTATTGTTGCTCCTAGAATGTATAAAGGAAGAATAGAATCAATTGTAAGTAGAATTACAGGTTTTGGTGATATGATCCAGCTAACACACCTTAAGTTACAACAAGTATTATCTAGAATGGTCCCAGATGGGGTTTATTTAGATGCTGATGGTTTAGCTGAAGTAGATTTAGGTAATGGTACAAATTACAATCCACAAGAAGCATTAAATATGTTTTTTCAAACAGGTTCTGTAATTGGTAGATCATTTACCCAAGACGGTGATATGAATCCTGGTAAAGTTCCTATTCAAGAAATAACAAGCGGAAGTGGTGGTAATAAATTAGGTGCACTAATAAACACATACAACTATTACATCCAAATGATTAGAGATGTAACAGGGTTAAACGAAGCTAGAGACGGAAGCACACCTGATGCAAAAGCATTGGTAGGTGTTCAGAAGTTAGCAGCTGCAAATTCAAATGTTGCTACAAGACATATATTAGATGCTGGTTTGTTCTTGACTTCGGATTTAGCTGAAAACTTATCGCTTAGAATATCTGACATATTAGAATATTCACCTACAAAAGAAGCTTTCATTCATAAAATAGGTAATCAGAATGTAGCGGTGCTAGAAGAGATGGCAGATCTATATTTACATGATTTCGCTATATTTATTGAATTACAACCTGACGAAGCAGAAAGAACTGTATTAGAAAATAATATACAAGTAGCTTTAGGAGCGGGGCTTATTGATTTAGAAGATGCTATTGACCTAAGAGAAATTAAAAGCACTAGACTAGCAAATCAGTTATTAAAAATAAGAAGACGAGCTAAGCAAGAGAGAGATCAAGAAATGACTCAGCGTAATATAGAGGCTCAAGCTAACGCAAATGCTCAAGCTCAACAGGTAGCTGCTCAAGCAGAAGTTCAAAAGAACCAGGCTATGACACAACAAAAAGCTGAACTGTTACAATTAGAAGCTGAACTTGACTCTCAGAAAATGGTTCAAGAGATTGCTGCTAAAAAAGAATTGATGCAAATGGAGTTTCAAATGAACCTACGATTAAAGGATATGGAAACTGATTTAGCAAAAACAAAAGAGTCTTATAAAGAAGATAGAAAAGACGATAGATCTAAACAAGAAGCTTCTCAACAGAGCGAACTAATAGATCAAAGAAAGAATAACTTACCACCAAAAAACTTTGAATCTAGCGGAAACGATACATTAGGTGGAGGTTTTAACTTAGGCTCGTTCGATCCTAGGTAATAATAATAGTAATAATTATATAATATTTTATCATGCCAGAAGAAATCCAAAGTGATGTACCCGTAGTTGATGAGACTATAGTACAAGAAAAAAAGCCTATGTCGTTCGAGGACGGCGTTATTAAGGTTGATTTATCAGAATTAAATAAACCCGTAGAAGATGCCATTCCAGAACAAGAAGCAGATGCAAGCGATGTTCCTATCGCCCAACCCGAAGACACGACAAGTAGCGAAGAAGTGGTTGAAGAAGTACCACAAGAACAAGAGCCCGTTCCAGCTGAAGACGAATCTACTATTGAAGAAATAACTGAAGAGGAAGTTGTGGGAACAACAGAAAATCTTGAAGAGGAAGTCGAAGAAGCTATTGAAGAGCAGATTCAATCAGGAACTCCTTTACCAGAAAATTTACAAAAAGTTGTTGATTTTATGGAAGAAACTAACGGAACTTTAGAAGATTACGTTAGATTAAACCAAGATTACAGCAGCTTAAACGATAATCAATTACTTAGAGAGTATTACGAAGCAACAAAGCCTCATTTAGAAAAAGAAGATATTGATTTCTTAATGGAGGACAACTTTGATTACGATGAAGACATCGACGAAGAAAGAGACATTAGGCGTAAAAAGTTAGCCCGTAGAGAAGAATTAGCAAAAGCTAAGTCTCATCTAGAGGGATTAAAAGGAAAATATTACGAAGAAATAAAAGGAGGTTCTAAATTGAACCCAGAACAAAAAGAAGCGGTTGACTTTTTCAATCGTTATAAAAAAGAAAACAAGGAAGCTAGTGAAGTAGCCGGTAATCAAGCGTCTATATTTAACAAAAAAACACAATCGCTTTTCTCTAATGATTTCAAAGGTTTTGATTTCAATGTTGGTGAGAAAAAGTTCCGTTTTAAAGTTAATAATGTAGACCAAGTAAAGACCACCCAAAGCGACATCAACAATTTTGTCAAGAAGTTCTTGAATGAAAAAAATGAAATGAACGACGCTAAAGGGTATCACAAATCTTTATTTACCGCTATGAATGCTGATAAGATTGCTGAGCATTTTTATGAGCAAGGTAGGGCTGACGTTATGAAAGATAGCGTGCGCAACTCTAAGAACATTGATATGAATCCAAGAGGGACTCATGAGAAAGTTGTTCAAACAGGGGGAATGCAATTCAAGTCTGTGCCTGGAAACAAAACTTCTAAGTTTGGAATTAAAACAAGGAAATAAACTTAACAAATAACAATTATGGCTGCAAACGGAAGTTTTACAGGAAGTACAGCGGCGCTGGCGCATTTAACGCCTCGTCCAACTCAAACATTATTTAATGACAACTACCTATCTTTAACAGATATGGATTTTACACAACAATTCTTACCAGAAGTATATGAGAAAGAAGTAGAGCGATTTGGTAATCGTACTATTGCTGGATTTTTACGTATGGTTGGAGCTGAGATGCCTATGGCTTCTGACCAAGTAGTTTGGTCTGAGCAAGGTAGATTGCATATTGCTTATGACGATGCAACTATTGCTTCAACTACTACCTTAACCATTCCTGCTGGTGCTGGGGGAGTTTCTAAGAATCTTATTGGCCCTGGAGCAACTATTATAATTGCTTCTGCTGATGGATTTACAGTAGACAAAGCTTATGTTCAATTAGTTGAAACCGCTGCAGGCGTTGCGACAATTACATTTGCATGTTACGGAGCGACTCAAACAACTGCAATTACAGGAACAGGAGACGTAAAAGTATTCGTATATGGTTCTGAATATGCTAAAGGAACTTCAAACGCTGGAACATCTGTTGATGCTGCTTTTGAACAATTTAACAACAAGCCAATTATCTTAAGAGACAAGTATGCTGTGAATGGATCAGATACTGCTCAAATTGGATGGGTTGAAGTTACAACTGAAGCTGGAACATCTGGTTACTTATGGTATTTGAAATCTGAGCACGAAGCAAGAATTCGTTTTGAAGATCAATTAGAAATGAGTATGATTGAAGCTGAAAAAACAGCAGCTGGAACATCTATTACACCAAACGTTGCAAACAACTTTGGAGGTGGTACTGCTATCACAGGTTCTGATGGTTTATTCTCTGCTTTAGAAGAAAGAGGTTTAGTTTATACTGATGCTGATTTTGGAACAGGAGCTGGTTTAGGTTTAGAAGACTTTGATCTTATTTTACAAGAATTAGACAAGCAAGGTTCGATTGAAGAAAACATGTTGTTTTTAGATCGTGCATCTTCTTTAGGGATTGATAATATGCTAGCTGCTCAAAACTCTTATGGAGTTGGAGGAACTTCTTATGGTGTATTTGAAAACAATGAAGATATGGCTTTAAATTTAGGATTTTCTGGATTCAGAAGAGGTTCTTATGACTTCTACAAAACTGATTGGAAATACTTAAACGATGCTACCACTCGTGGACTAATTGGAGATGTACAAGGTGTATTAGTTCCTGCTGGAACATCATCTGTATATGATCAAATGTTAGGACAGAACATTTCAAGACCATTCTTACACATCCGTTACAGAGCTTCTGAAGCAGATGATAGAAAAATGAAATCTTGGATCACTGGATCAGTTGGAGGTAATTATACTTCTGATGAAGATGCAATGAATGTTCACTTCTTATCTGAAAGATGTTTATGTGTACAAGCTGCAAATAACTTTGTATTATTCAAAGATACTGCTGCTTAAGAGTAAATTAATGTAATCTTTACCCTCATGAACAACATGGGGGTAATTATTACTTTTTAACAATGCGACAATAGCTAGTAGTATATAATAATAAGCAGCTACTGTCATCTTTTATCAAATTATTTAATCATATTTTATTATGGCTGTTAAAAAAGCACCAGCAAAGAAAATTGAGGTTGCAACTCAAACAATTACTGCACCAGAACAAGAAGCAGTTAAAAAAACACCAGCTAAACCAGGTTTGGAATTTAAAGATAGAACATACTATTTAAAATCGGGTAAATCACCTTTAGTTTACACTATCCCTGCTAGACATAGCGCTAGAAAACCTTTATTGTATTTTGATCCTGAAAAAGGTTATCAAAGAGAATTAAGGTATGCAACTAATCACTCATCTCCATTTGTAGACGAGCAAGAAGGGCATGTAACTTTAGGAAGAATTATGCTTCGAGATGGTATTCTTAATGTAAAAAAAGAAGATGTATGTTTACAAAAACTGTTGACATTATACCACCCTTTTAGAGATAAGGTATATGTAGAACATAATCCGATTCAAAATTCAGAGAATGAACTTGATTGGATTGAACTAGAATTAGAAGCGCTTAACACCGCTAAAAATTTAGATATTGATGAAGCAGAAGGAATTTTAAGAGTAGAATTCGGAAGTAAGGTAAGTAATCTATCTTCTAGTGAGCTTAAGAGAGATCTTATGATATTCGCTAAAAGAAAACCTGCATTATTCCTTGAATTAGCAAACGATGATAACGTACAATTAAGGAACGTTGGAATTAAAGCTACTGAAGCAAGGATTTTAAAACTATCTCAAGATCAAAGAACTTTTACTTACGGAGATTCAGATAGAAAATTATTAACAGTTCCTTTTAGTGAACACCCATATTCTGCATTAGCAGCCTTCTTTAAAACAGACGAAGGAATGGAAGTTTACAAGGCAATATTGAAAAAACTTTTATAAGTTACCTTTTATAGCGATTAAGCTGCTTTAAAGGTGGCTTAATCACTATAAATAATAAAAAAATTACATATGAGCGTAAGTATAGATACTGTTTACCAACGAGTACTAGGAATACTCAATAAAGAACAAAGAGGATATGTTACGCCTCAAGAATTTAATTTATTTGCCAATCAGGCACAAGGAGATATTTTTGAACAATATTTTTACGACATTAATCAATTTGGTAGAATGCCTGGCAATAGTACAGAGTATTCAGACATGCTAAATCTTTTAGATGAAAAAATAAATATCTTTGAAAAAACAGCAGAACCGGTACGTAATGGACTTTATTTTTCATTACCAACTGATCTGTACAGATTAGGTACAGTAGTATATAAAAATACAACTACCAATAACTTCGGAATAACTTCCACAGAAAATATAGAAGCTGAGCGTATAAATGCTAATGAGTTTTTATATATCAACTCTTCACCTTTAACAAAACCAAAAAATGTAAGGCCTGTATTTGTAGCCAATTCTAGCGGCTATAGAATTTATGGTAATTCTGAAATTATCACACCGTCAGAGGTAGAACTTAACTACATTAAAAAACCAGCAATTGTTAACTGGGGTTATCAAATTGTATTTAATGAGTCTTTATATGACGCAGCTACAACAGTAAATTTTGAACTTCACCCTTCAGAGGAGACAGAATTAGTTATAAAAATATTAGAATTAGCAGGTATACTAGTGCAAGACATTGGTTTGTATCAAATAGCTAACGCAGAAGAGCAAGAAACAATTCAACAAGAAAAATCTTAATATATGGGACTTATAAATCAAACAGACGAACAATATTATTTAGGTCCTGACGGTGTTTGGGACAGCTGGGATGAAAAATATGGCTCATATCAATTTACTAGTATAAAAGACATTATAAATAACTTTATAATTTCATATGTTGGTGAAAGTAAAATTATAAGTAAAATAAAGAGAACAGACGTAGCTTTTCATGCACAACGTGGTATTCAAGAATTTAGCTTTGATGTTTTGCCTTCTGTTAAGTCTCAAGAGATTGAGGTTGGACCAGCTTTGAATTTTATATTACCAAAAGATTATGTTAACTATGTAAAAATGGTTTGGGTAGATGGAAACGGAATAGAGAGGATTATATATCCAGCTATAAAAACTAGCAATCCATTACCGATATTACAAGACAATAATCATGAATATTTATTCGACGAACAAAATCAAGAAATAATAACAGCAGATGAGTCTGAAACTAAAAAGCGATACAACGCTTCTAGTGGATCCAAAAATAATAGAATAGATAATACAATAGATGGCGACGTTGTTGCTTTAAACCACTACGGAAGGCGATATGGGCTTAATCCTGAGAATGCTCAAACCAATGGTACTTTTTACATTGACCCATTATCCGGTATTGTTTATTTTGATTCTAATATGGCTGGTAGAGTTGTTACTCTAAAATACATATCCGATGGATTAGGATCTGACGAAGAGATGGTTGTTCATAAATTTGCAGAAGAAGCTTTATATAAGTATATTGCTTATGCTATTTTATCAACTAGAGCCAATACTCCAGAGTATATGGTAGCGAGATTTAGGAAAGAAATGTCGGCTGCAAAAAGAAACGCTAAATTAAGATTATCAAATATTAAAATTGAAGAGATTACTCAAATAATGAGAGGTAAATCTAAGCAAATAAAACATTAATATATGCCAGAATTTGTACATGTTTTCCAAAGAGGGAAAATGAATAAGGATCTTGACGAAAGATTAATACCTAATGGAGAGTACAGAGACGCTTTAAATTTAGATTTAGCTAATTCTGATAACGGTAATTTAGGGGTTTTACAAAACGTAGAGGGTAATATTCAACTAATAGGTAAAGAGGGAACAGGTAATACTTGGAGCACGGGTTTTATAGATCAATATAGTAATCCTACTTGTATTGGAACTTACAGGAATGATATAACAGAGAAAGTATATTGGTTTATTGCATCGGACACTATAAGCGCGATTGCTGAGTTAGATCAAACAACTAATGTTATATCCCCTATATTAGTAGACACGCAAAACATACTTAAGTTTTCTAAGGATTATTTAATAACAGGGATTAACATATTAGATAACTTGTTATTTTGGACAGACGATCAAACCGAACCAAAGAAAATAAATATTGAAAAGTTTAAAATAGGATCTACAGACTTTTTAACACAAACTAAAATACCTTTTTATAACCAATCAAACGAAAGTTACTCAACTACTTTAACTGGTCAACCAGATTTTACAGAAGCAGATGTTACAACAATTAAAAAGTCTCCTTTAACAGCTCCTACTTTAGACATAGGAGCAAGTAAATTTGGTCCAGATTTACCAGGTACAGGAGTTACCCCGGTTAAAACATCTTATTCTGTTTCTAATCAAGAAAACTTTACGTATATACCAGATTTAATTGGCTCTCCTGGGGAGTATAGGTCTATGCCTACATATGGAGAATATTTAAGGAATATAGAATTAAACCCAAATTTTTATGACGAAAGCAGTATGGGCGCTAATTGGAACGGGTTTATAATTGTTCCTGTTATAGCTCCACCAACATATGCTAATATACCTGGAACTTCAACACCTGTTTGGGCAAAAGGAGACATACTAGTTTTAAAAGCGTCTAAAATAGATGACTTTAATAACTCTTACGAATACGATGTGAGACTGTTAATTGAGTCTATTGTTGCAAACAATATAACTGGATCCATTCAAGCTGTGTCTACGAATATATTAAAGTTTTCAGAACCTTTATTGTGGGACACGGTATTAGAAGAAGACACTCCTATGTTTGAGTATGTTTTTCCTAGATTTGCATACAGATGGAAATATATAGATAATGAATATTCTGTATTTTCTCCTTTCTCTGAGGTTGCTTTTGTGGGAGGTGAGTTTGAATATCAATCGTCTGACGGGTATAACTTAGGTATGACTAATAATATGCGTAGGTTGATAATAGAATCCCTCACTTGGGGATCGGAAGAGGTTACAGAAATTGATATATTGTTTAAAGAATCAAACAGTAATCTAATTTATACCGTAGATACAATAAGAAGAGACGACTACACTACAGAGACAGCTGGAGGCGAAGTGTTAGGTACTACTTTTCAAGTGGTGTCTGAATTAATTGGATCAGTTGTTGAAGCAAATCAAATATTAAGACCATGGGACAATGTTCCTAGACTTGCTAAAGCACAAGAAGTTATTGCTAACAGAATAGTTTACGCTAATTATTTACAAAATTATTCATTAGAAAACTCTGTAAATTTAGAGTTAGATATTACAAGAGCACCGCATCCGTCAAACGCAATAGACGTTACTACAGGAGAACCATTAGGAGAAAATAATTTATTTACTAGACTACCTAGAAAATCAATAAAATCAATAAGGACTTATCAAGCAGGTATAGTTTATAAGGACACCTATGGCAGAGAGACTCCTGTATTTTCGAATAAAGTTAGCTCAACGCATGTATCAATTAAAGAATCGGATGCTTTAACTCAATTAAAAATAACACCTCTTAGTGATGCTCCAAGTTGGGCTACTCATTATAAGTTTTTTATTAAGGAAACATCTAATGAATACTATAATATAGCTTTAGATAAATTCTACCCAGCAGAAGATGGTAACGTATGGCTATCTTTTCCTTCGTCAGAAAGAAATAAGGTAGACGAACAGACTTATCTAATACTAAAAAAACAAGCTAATAATAATACACCTGTAACTACAATAAATAGGTACAAAATACTGTCAATTGAGGCTGAGGCCCCTGATTTTATTGCTGAATCTAATAAAAACATATATTCAGGTTCTTTTCAACCTATTGTTAATATTGTGCCTGGGTTTAAAACTTTAGAGCTAACGGGTGTTGATTTTACTACAGACCCTACTTTTGGCAGAAACCTGACGTCTGACAATAAATTAACTCTTAGCTTACCTAACGGAGGAACTAGTGGTGAATATGACATTTCTAGCGGGCAAGTTGGTAGTCCTTCTACAAAATATACAGTAACATTAAAAGAGCCTCTAGCTGGTGATGTAGATTTCTTAAACGGTCAAGGTACAATAAGTGTAAATTTATTTAGAGAAGAATACCAAAGTAAACCAGAGTTTGAAGGTAGATTTTTTGTTAAAATAAACAGAGATATTAATTTTGATCTAAACATAACTAACGCAGTTTCAGGTAGTGCTGAACAATTATGGAAAGTAGAAGCTTTAAGGGAAATTCAACCTATTGATACAGGCATTGCAGCAAATCAACAGCCTTTTACAGCAGGCACTTATTGGCTTGACAACGGTTTAAATAGAGGTAGGAATGCACAACCTAATAGATACAGAATGTATGGTAACGGTGGATGGGCTAATAATAGACCTCCAAATGGACCAAACACAGAACCGGATGCAGGTGGTGCTTTAAACAGTATAGGATATGAATATTTAGATACACCCGCTGACCAACAGAAATGGCCAACAAATTATAATCCACCAACAAACGGATCAAGTTATTTTGGATTTTCTTTAATAGGTGGAGCCACTTTTATAAGAGATTTTACTGACAAAATGATTGGTAGTAATATTTTTACTACTCAAAATTTAAGAAATCCTATTTGGTACAGGCCAAACGGCATAGCTAAACCAGGTGCGAGACTTAGGTTTTTAAGAAAACAAACAGGAGATTATTCAAAAGTATACGAAATAAAAGATTTAGCTTGCGACATAAACGAGAGAGGAATACAGAATGGTGTAGAAGGGAATAATTTTAGGGTTGCTACTGTTTTTGAATTAACAGAACCTATTTTTGAATCTTGGTTGGATATAAATTTTGATCCACTAGCTTTGCAGGCTTTAGATATACGGGTTGAAATTGTTATAGAAGATGGAGAAACAGGGGGTAGCTTAGACTCAAAAAATCCAGCTATATTTGAAACTGAACCTAAAGAGGCTATTGATTTAGATTTGTATTATGAGGCTAGCGATGCTTTGCCTATTAATACACATGGTCAATCTAAAACTTTGGATTGGTTTAATTGTTATTCTTATGGAAATGGAGTTGAATCAAACAGAATAAGAGATGATTACAACGCTGTAACAATAGATAAAGGTGTAAAAGTATCTACTGTACTAGATGAGCCTTATGCTCAAGAGCGTAGAGGTAGCGGATTTATATTTTCACAAATATACAATTCAACATCTGGTATTAATAGACTTAATCAATTTATTCAAGCTTTACCTATAACCAAGGATCTAAATCCTATAT